ATGCACATCTTGAATGGAATAGCGAGCTTGCCCCATAAGTGTAGAGAGTTGACAATGCATATCTTTTCTCCTTTTCATAATCATTCTATCATACAATAGCATAAAAGATAGTCAAAGTCAATGGCATGTCACTCATTTTAAATTATATTTGCTCAATTGTCTTTATATACAATCCTATCAATTTAATCCCATTTATACAGTAATTTTATCCACTCGCCACCTTTTTGACAGTAATTTCGTCAACTCGGTTGCCAAAAAGTAATAATGTCCACACAACTTTGTGTTTTCATAGTTTTAGATATGTTCTCACAATAAAAAATCCGTGACCTTGAACCCAGCTTGAAAATGAGTTCAAAATCACGGAAATCCCTTTATATCAAGCACTATTATACTCTTATTTTTGAACCCTTGACAGCAATACAACCGTCTCAACGTGTGTCATCATTACTATGGGAAGATAATTTATTTACGTGGTTACTAGTATAGGTAGACAATTCAGCAGAGTCTTTTCCTATGAATTTATTTTTTGAACTAGCATTTTTTCTTGGTGTCTTAAACCTCTCTCCATCTAAATCGTCCTTAAAGCCCGTCTTATATACAAAGGTTAGCTTATATGGATCTACATTACCCTTTTCATCTACTTCTCCAACAATTACCTTCTCTACAATACTTTCAAACACATACCTATCAAATTCTTTTAAGACTTCTTTTCTTTCAAGCATGGTCTTAAAGGTTTTCATCCTGTTTTTTATTTCATTGTTATTTTCTAGGTTATATTCTAAGTTTTCCTTTTCCTTATTCTTTTCTGAATACTCCTTCTGAAGATCTATATACTTTTCTTCATATAACTTTTCCTCTATTTTTTCTTCTAATCTTAAGTCAACTAAAGAGTTTTGTTTGTTTGTAATCTTAGATATTTCTCTTTCTAATTTCTTGATATTTTTCTCCAGTGTATTATCCTTCAAAGTCGATTCTATTAATTCTAAGAACTTGTCTACGATATCCTTATTATTTGAGGTAAGCTGCCTATAGCTCTCTAGAAAGGCTTTCTCTATTGCTATTTCCTCTATACCCTTAGAGTCAGGACAGAACTTTTTACCCTTCTTAGTTCCAGTTACACATTGCCAGATAGTCTTCTTGTATTGGGAGTTACTATGCCAGGATCTTCTAGATAAATTTGAACCACAGAAGCCACATTCTAATAGGCAGGAAAAAGCATATTCCCTACTGAATTTGTCCCTTTTTCCATTCTTTGAGCCTACAGTATTCCTATTTTTAGCTCTTCTAAGTCTAATTGCCTGGGCTTTATCAAAGTCCTCTTGGCTTATAATTGGTTCATGGTGATCTTTTATATAAAACTTATCTTCTTCACCAAAGTTCTCCAGTCTTCTTTTAGTAATAGGATCTAGAGTAAAGGTCTTTCCCATTAAAAGATCCCCTTTATATTTTTCATTCTTTATAATTCCTAAGACAGTAGTTGCCGACCATTTGCTAGACCCTCTTGGTGATTTATATCCAAGGTTTTCTAGCTCCCTACATATTACACTACCACCTGCTCCTTCTAAGTATCTCTTAAATATATATCTCACTACCTCGGCTTCATCTTCATTTATTGAGATAGTTTTACTTTCTTTATCATAATCATAACCTAAACATCCATGAAAACCAACCAGCTCTCCTCTTTGCATTTTCATCTTCAAACCTTTTTTTACATTAGCCGAAATATTTTCAACTTCTTGCTGGGCAACAGAGCTAAGTATAACTAAAAGTAATTCACCGTCCATAGTTAATGTATTAATATTTTCTTCCTCAAAAAATACTGCTACATTCATTTTCTTTAAGCGTCTCACATATTTTAGTGTATCTAAAGTATTTCTAGCAAATCTAGATATAGATTTAGTGATTACCATATCTATATCTCCATTCATACAATCATTTATTAGCCTTTGGAAATCAAGTCTTTTATCTACTTGAGTGCCAGTAATAGCTTCATCAGCATAAATTCCAGCCATGGTCCAGTCAGAATTTTCATTGATTAAATCTGTATAGTATTTTACTTGAGAGTGATAGCTCTGAAGCTGATCTTCACTATCAGTACTTACCCTACAATAAGCTGCAACTCTTTTAAGATTAATTTCTATACCATTTCTACCAGCACTTAAAAGTCCACCACCTTTTATGACCTCAACCTTCTTCATACAACCACCTCCTGCTTTGTGTTCCTTTATACAGTTCTATTCTAGCATAGTAATAAGAATTTAGCAGGTCAAATCTGAAGATATATTATATTTTTTCATAAGAATCTCTTTAATCTTAAAATATTCTTGTTTATTTATTAGCTTTTCACTTAATAATTGCCTAAGCATGGCAAGCTGGATGCTGTATTCTAATATGCCATTCATCTATTCTTCCTCCTTTAAAACTGCCACCAAGACTTTCTTTGTTTTCATAGGTCTACTTAAGTCCTCCTTATATATAAGAGTGAAAATAACACATACTTGATTCGCTATTTTAAAGAAATTTTAGGAATTTAAATGAAAATAGACACAGAAAAAGCGACTGACCTAAGAAAAATTATTCTTAAGTCAATCGCTTTGTTTAATATTAATATTTTAAAATAACTTTAATAGCAAGCACAGTAAGTGTAGACACACTTACGAAAAAATTGATGAAGCGGACCCTTTAAGGTTCGATTCTTTTTATTCAATTTTCTACTTGTTCCTATCGGAATGATTTAGGGGATACCCCTAATACCCTCTTATAAATAAAAAGGTAATAACTAGAGAGATTTTTCCTCCATCAAGTGAAAACTTGATTTTCCTTTTTTCATTTCTTGCTTCTCCTTTCATTTTTTTACATTAAAAAATCAAACTCCTTTTATTAAAAAAACAGTTGAAGAATATTTTGAAATAAACCAACTGCTGAAACACTTTTTAATTACGGTGTTCTATTAAATTTTATATTATAAGTCTATGCCAATTAGCTTATCTCCTAATAAAAGATGGTTTTAAAACCATCTTTTATTCATCAACGTAAGCCAACTTATTTTTTATTTTTATGATAGTCCTGCAAGTGTTCGCATTACTAAGTCAACGTCTTTATTTTCTAATTCCTGTATAATATGCAGATATGTTTTCTGAGTTGTATTTATACTGGAATGTCCAAGCCTCCTTGCTACACTTGCTGTGGAAACCCCTGCAAACAAAAGTAAAGAAGCATGAGTATGCCTTAATCCATGAATAGATATAATAGGAACATTACTTTTTTTACAGAGTCTTGCAAGTTTATCATTAATAGTCGAATTATATATTTTTTTATTTTCTTTTATAAATATCGGCTTGTCTTCAGATAAACCTTTTATAAGTTCAGAAAACTGAATTACAGTCTGCCAATCAATTTGAACCTTGCGTTCTGATGAGCGATTTTTTGTTGGAAGAAAACCACCTTTACCTTTGTAATCCCATGTTTTAGAAATAGACACAGACTGTTGTCTAAAATTAAAGTCATCTGGAGTAAGAGCAAGTGCTTCTGAAAACCTCATTCCAGTTTTTGCAACCAATAAAATAAAGTAATCCCAATTAACTTCCTTTTTAAGTTCAAGATTAGAAAGTAAAGTCTGGAGCTGAAACTGATTTAAATACTTGATTTTTTTTGCTCCCGGAGTTTTCCCTTTAATAATTGCTTTCCTTGTCGGATCTCTGTCAATCAGTCCTTCATCAACTGCATCAAGAATTGCACCTTTCATTTGATGATGAAAATCCATTGTTGTCTGTCTTTCATGAGTCTTAGCATATTCATTTAATAGCTTTTGATATTCTATTCTGTCAAGTTCTTCAAGTGTAAGATTTGGTACAAGTCTTATAAGCCATCTATGGGTCATACGATATTTATTCATTGTAACCTCTCTTACTGCTCCACTTTTATATACTTCAATCCATCTTTCATAATAATCATAAAACAATTCTTTGCTTTTATCTTCTTTAGCCATAATTTATCCTCCTAAACGAAAGATTGGCTTACGTTGATGAAGGGTGATAAGGTTGTCTAAGCTTTTAAAGAACCCTCCAACTTTTTCCTGTTCCTTGATTGTTGGAGTATTTATAACTAGGTCCATCATTATATTTGCATTTAATTTAGCTCGGCCTCCACCCACTAAATAAGGTTCTATATTAAGAGTTTTAAATGAATATTTTAAAAACTTATTGTCTGATATACCTTCCAATGCCTGAATAACGTGAGCATGGTTATTAACCCAAACCTTGCCATTAACATAATGAACTGGATAATTCTTCAAATCATTCGCACCATCTTCAGCAATTAAAACAAACTCTCCATTGTGTGTAAAGCCATCAACATAATCTTGTATTCCATTTGCACCATAATAGGGCGTAGCACCTGGTATTCTATTAGATGATGTTACGGGTATCCTTAAGTTATCGTACCTTCCAGCAACTTCCCCCAACTTACGCTGTTCCCAATCGGTTGGTAGGATTTAAAAAACAAGCAAATATATAATAACTGTATCTATTGGGAACAGCGTAAGTTTTTAGACTTAGTTACACGGGTATCTAAATCAAGTAGTGAAGATAAGTTACCACGGGTAGAGTACGAGGATATTATTTCTGGACAAGGAATCCTTAATAAAGATATTTTTGATAAAGAGAGTTATAAAAGAGGCCTTGAATTTGAAATAGGAGATACCTTGTTTGGGAAGCTACGTCCATATCTTCAAAATTGGCTTTTAGCTGATTTTAATGGGATTGCAGTGGGTGATTGGTGGGTTTTACGACCTAACGGAATTAGTAATAAGTTCATATACAACCTTATCCAAAGTAGCAATTATCAGGTAGTTGCAAATCTATCAACAGGAACAAAAATGCCACGTTCGGACTGGAATGTTGTATCTCAAACTGAGTTCGCAGTTCCAAGAGATTTAGAAGAACAAGAAAAGATTGGTAGCTTCTTCACCAACATCGACAACCTTATCACCCTTCATCAGCGAAAGGTAGAGAAACTCAAAATAGTGAAGAAATCTATGCTTGAAAAGATGTTTATATA